CTCTCGGCCTTCCAGGGGGATCGGGAGTTGCACTCTGTGCTGCAGCGTCAGCTCTTCATGAAGGGCTACACTGCCACGGGGGTGAAGTTCAGTCGGGATGGCGGGCGTTCGAGCGGCGATTACAACACTGGTATGGGCAACACCCTACTCATGCTGTGTTGTGTCGTGTCAGCGATGCAGGGGCGCGGGGTGCCCTATGACGTCCTTGCAGACGGGGATAACGCGATTATCTTCCTAGAACGTTCCGACTATCCCGGTGTTCGGGCTGACTTCGCCTCTCGTGTCTTCGCCGAGTGCGGGCACGAGATGACGTTAGAAAGACCTGCCTTCCAGCTTGAGGATGTCCGTTTCGGACAGTCTGCGCCTGTTTACCTTGGCCATGGCCTGGGCTGGACCATGGTTAGGGATCCTCGCAAGGTAATCTCGCATTGCCTTGCCAGCCACCGTTGGTTGGCTGAGCCCATCGGGGGTAAAAGGTGGGCGAGGGGCATCGCGCAGTGCGAACTGTCACTGGCACGCGGCGTGCCAGTGTTGCAGGATTTCGCACTCAAGCTGCTGCGAGCAACGGAGGGCTGTCGACCCCTGAGTGCCGACCACTACAGGGACTATCTCTCTATGGGAGCGCGCGTCGAAGTTGACAGTTCCCATGCAGTTAAACCAACTCTCGAGGCCCGGGTTTCGTTCTGGAGGGCCTGGGGCATCCCTCCCGGGGAGCAGGAGACTTTTGTTTCCTCTCTTCCCGATCCGGTCTTCCCATCTGGGTGGTCCCCCCAGGTGTGGCGGGAGGGGCCGGATTGCTGGAGGGCGGATCCTGGTTTCCTCGAGGGTTGGTTATCCGACCGTATCTTCGACTGAACATACCGTTCTTCGTGTTTGCGGGAAATACCCCCGGCGTTCGGTGGGAGTTCGGACTGGGGCAACTGTGGCGGAGCTGCGGGGCCACTGTGCGGACGCGCAGACCCCGGGCGTGGACGGGGGCTGAAAACCCCCCTCGCAGACCTTTCAGTTGGAACCGCGGACGATAATCCGTGCACCGTTCGGCCAGGGTTGTGGGAGCTTCGGCGTGGGCTTAGGCCTGTACCACAACCCCGCGCGCACCACGTGAGGGGGTATTTCCCGGCTTCCACGGCGGTATTGTTTGGGGTGTACCCTTGCACTTAAACAAGGCGTCGCGGATGCTCGTTTCCCGGGGCTCCGCGGTTGTAGTACAGGGAGTGCCCGTTGTCCCAGCGGGGGACCGTCACTAAACCGGTCTGGTAGGAGGCGCCAGGTAGCTGGGTAAAACTCCGGGTTAATCCCCGGGGGGGCCGCCCAGTTACCACGAGTTCTGGGACTCAATTGCCAGG